AATTGTGCCAGGAACAAAGTTATATTTGTTTTTTTGAACACTGGTTAAGCATTTTTCTGGTTCATCTTTGTATTTGCAGATTTTTAGTAAGTATCTCGGCTCAATTCGCAAGTTCAGACGATCGCATTGAATATAATACCAAAGCGACCGCATTTGCCGTTTAAACGGATATTGTGAGTATTTTGCCCACAGTGCTGCCCGATCTGCAAACGACATCGCACCTAATTCATCCAATGTCGTCGGTAATTCAATTTTTGCCATAATTACATCTTTTCAAGGTTGTGCAATTACTGCTTACAAAGTGCAGAAAGTCAAGTTGATAAAACTCTATTACACAAAATGTCTGATATATAAAAGAAATGACTATCCACTCCTATTTGGATAACATTCACAGATTTTGTGATTTATTGTACCTTAAAGTGTTCCGAATAGTAACATTGGGTAAAAATGGGGCTTATAGAAAGTTGTAAATCGCCTTGATTTTGTTTGTAAAATTCTTGTATAGTTTTTCCATCGGAAGGAATAATGAAAAAACTCAATTTGTTTGAATTGTTTTGCGGTGTTGGCGGTTTGAGTCTTGGTTTTGAACAGACTGGTCGTTTTAATGTTGTCGCTGGGTTGGAGTGGGACCCAACGATAGCGGCTTCATATGCTAAAAACAATCCAAATGCAAAGGTATTTATAGGCGATATTTGTAAGTTAGATATAAAAGATATCGCAAAACAAATAGACGCGAAAATTGATATCATCGTTGGTGGGCCCCCGTGTCAGGGTTTTTCAACACGTGGTAAATGTCTTGGCAGAGAAGATGAGAGAAACTTTTTGTTCAAAGAATTTTTTAGATATACTAAGTTCTTTAATCCAAAATATTTTGTCATTGAAAACGTCGCAAGTATACTTGGTACAGAAAATGGTTATTTCCTGAAACTTATTTTGAAGGAAGCGCACAGACAAGGATATACTGTTAATTATGGGGTATTGGATGCCCGATACTTTGGCGTACCACAAACCAGAAGAAGAGCTGTATTTATAGGTACAAAAAGGGGCGAAATCAAACTACCTGTTCAAAATTTACAAGCAAGACAGGTTTCGGTTTGGGACGCTATTTCAGATTTAGCTTATCTAGAATCTGGTGAAGGAGATTTTATTTCAGAATATAGAAATGCTGCACAAAGTGATTATCAAAAAGAGCTTCGCAAAAACAGCAAGAAATTGTATAATCATGTGGCGACAAAGCATTCAGATGTAGCCATATACAGATTATCTTTAATTCCACCAGAAAAAGGCAAAGAGTTTTTACCAAAAGAGCATTTGACTAAATCTACATTTGGTGGAACATGGGGGCGTCTTGAAAAAGACAAACCGTCACCTACCATCGTTACCAGATTTGATACGCCATCAAATGGTCGTAATAATCACCCGTTTTTGAACAGGTCTATAACGCCGCGAGAGGCAGCGCGTATCCAATCATTTCCAGATGAGTTTGTCTTTTATGGCAATAAATCGTCTATAATAAAACAGATTGGCAATGCTGTGCCGCCTAGATTAGCCAACGCAATAGCACAAGAGATAATAAAAGCTGAAGATGAATAATAGTCAGATGGATTTTAATGGCTTACTCAACAAAGAATCCGTTCAACTTATACACGGAGACTGTTTGATTGCTATGACCGATTTAGCTAAGAAAGGCATAAAAGTTGATGCTATTATTACAGATCCTCCATATAACATATCTAAGAGCAATAATTTTGGAACAATGAAATCTGCTAAAAGACAAGGGGTGGATTTTGGTGAATGGGATAAAGGCTTTGACTTATTATCTTGGTTAGATATTGCTGATACATTATTAAAAGACGGCGGTAATATCGTTATATTTAATAGTTTTTTGAATATCGGAACCATAGCAAAAACATTAGAGCAACATGGATACTCTGTAAAAGACTTGATAAGGTGGATTAAACCAAATCCAATGCCACGTAATATGTCCAGTCGGTTCGTTGCTGATTATGAATTGGCAATATGGTGTGTCAAAGGCAAAAAGAAATGGACATTTAATAATACTAGTGGCTCATATTTAAGACCAGAGATCAAATGCCCATCGCCAAGTGGAAAAGAAAGATTGGGGCACCCAACCCAGAAGCCTGTATGTTTGATGGAATTTCTTGTAAAAACCTTAACAAACCCCGGGGATTTGGTGTTAGACCCATTTATGGGTAGTGGCAGTACAGGTATTGCATGTGTCCGTCAAAACAGACACTTTATAGGTGTAGAATTGGACGAAAAATTCTACAACATGTCATATAAAAGAATTTTTAATGATATTTAGAGAGGATTGTTATGAATATAGGTCAATTATTACAAATGCCGATAGAAACTCTTTTCGTAGCGTTTTTCAATGCTGCCGATGAAAAAAAACGGAAATTTTGAAATTCAATCCAGGTACAGAATAACGAAGTTTTTACCTTTGCCAGCGGATTCACATAAGAAAACAGCTCAAGCGCTGACTCGTAAATATGGAATTGATTTTGTTCAAATAAACGCAACAACCATAGCTGCAACTGTCGTCAATGACAAACGCATATCATTGGATGATTTTCTGAATGCTATTTATGAAAAAATCATCGTATTATTGAATAAATTGCCGGTTAATTACCCACTAGATGAAGAAATTGCTCTGGCAATGTTTTTGTTGCGTGGAAGCGCAGATTTTAATCGTGGCTTATATGCGTTGGATCTTAAAAATCCTACTCCACGATATGTAGACAATATTTTTAAACTGTTATTGTCTTCAAATAATTTGATAGAACGTTTGAACCTAAACTTTAGAGAATTACAACCGCAGTTTGCCACAGGAGAAAGAGAGAGAAATACTCAAATTAGAATAAATTTGAAATGGTTTTACGAAAACGTAATAACTAGATACCCGAATATAAATAAATATAAAACAGATGTCTTAAGAGTAAATATAAGAAATTTGGGTGAAGTTCATGCGTATCACATGTTTGAAGAACGTCTGATTTTTTATCGTCAAAAGATTCTTGGCAGAGAGTTGACGCCAAATGAAATAAACGCCTTAAGACAAGATCTTGAATTTCGTGAACCAATTGATGTGGTGCCAGAAAATAAATTTTCTATCAGAAATCAAAAAATTGTTGCATTCGCAAGAGAAACTTTCGCGGATGTATGCGTTGGTTGTGGTGATCGGTATGATATCAAAGATCGTTCATTCCTGATGCCACGAAACAATAGATATTATTTTGAAGTAAATCATGTTATTGCATATGCTAATGATTCTGATGCGGTTGATGTACTGGATAATTTGGTAAAATTATGTCCAGTATGTCACAGAGCTTTAGCACCACACAGGGCGTTTCCTGATTTGCAACGTCATATCATAGAGAATATGTTAAATTCTCGTCCGGAAGTTAGAAGATTTGTATCATCTATGATGCCGAATAAATACGAATCTCCTGTTGATTATGTGTTTGATCGTTTAAAATAAACAACGGGTGATATCGATGACTTGCAATATTTATAGTATTATTTCTGCAATTGCTTCTGTTATTACACCCATTCTCGCCGTGGTTGCTTTATATACTTGGAAGCGGGAATTTATTGGTAAAAAGAAAATTGAACTTGCTGC